AACACGTCCTGCCCAAGGCTTTCCGTCAAAGGTTTGAACGTCATCCCAAATCGGGAAAGGCGGGAGAATGCCGTCATTCTGTCGGGCGGCAAGTACGCAAGCTGCGTAGGGTTCCCACTCAACGGCGCAGACTGTGCGCCATCCGAGGAGGTGACCTCCGAGTATTCCTCCACCAGCGCCTGCGAAAAGAGCCAACTCATTCATCTGATCTCCGAGTGCGAACGGCAGATCATGCCCGAAGTCGATGAGCTTGTGGAGAAAATCTGTACTAGGGTTTGTCCCTAGAAAAAAGTTGGTCTGACCCCTTGTTTATGGTTGTCAACCTCTGTACAGTGCGACTCATGCGCTGCACGTCGTGGCGCACAACAGGAGCCAAATGATGAAAGATTACACAGTCACCGTAAAAGACAACCAAGATCAAATTGCAGTACTCGCTATCTCTGGAGATAGCGTCATTGAAGGTCTTGCTACAGGCATTTCACTCGGTGAGGTTTGTGAACAACTGGAAACCAGCGCTTTTTGGAAAGCCGTTCAAGCCGGTGAAATCTCAGAAAAAGCATTTATGGTCGACTCAACCGATCACCCTTTGCATTAATTAACCACGGGGCTTCGGCCCCCAACTAAGGAGCATCATGAAAATTATTTTCACCAAAGAAGAAATCAAGGAAATCATCCTTGCCCATGTTCACCGTGAGAGCTGGGAGGAATTCAACACCATCGAAATCCATAACTGGGACGCCGATGAATACGCAACCGTGACCTATGTCGAACCAACCCAGGAGCCGAGCAATGAGACCTGAAGACAAACAAGATTCCAATCTGACGATTCTGCTGGCGTCGATTGCCGTCGGCGCAATGTCAGCGATCTGCTTATTTCTTGCTCTCTCTGGAGGTCTGTGATGGTCGGCAAGGTAACCCCCAACACGATGCTGTCTGCATCCCGTGTCCCTGCCCTTTTGGGCCACTCAAAGTATGAGACGCCCAATGGTGTCCTTACGAGCGTGATAAACGCGCTACAGGACGTTGAAGAGCATTTTGAGACCAATGAAGCAATGGACTGGGGCAATGCGCTCGAAATCCCAATCCTGATCGAAGCCTCTACACGTTTAGCATTGTCAAACATAGTGTTAGACCATCCGAAGCCTTACTTTCATGCTGATGCGCCGATCGCGTGCAGCCTGGACGGCAACGGTGATGGCAACGGGTTGGTGGTCAAGAACAACCCAGATGCAGGTATCTATGTGATCGGCGCCGAATCAATCACGCTCGACGGCGTTGGCGTGCTCGAGGCAAAACTGACCTCAAGTTATCCCGAAGACTGCCCAGCAATGAGTCGGGGTCCGCTCCAGCTCCAGGCGCAGATGGACATCACTGGTGCTCAATGGGGAGCCGTCTGCGTGCTCTATCAGGGAATCGAGCTGCGGATATTTCTGTTCGCTCCTCACGAGGAGACACAAGCGCTGATCCGCAAGAAAGCATTTGAGTTTCAAACAAAGATTACGCACTGGTCCGAGACTGGTGAGGTGGATTGGTACGACCCTGCCAATCCTGCGGAATACGGCACCAAATGGCCAGGCGATCCAAACCTAGATTCGGTTGATCTTGGTGAGTGGGGAGCCACGCTGGCCGAGCGGATCGTCAAGGCCAAGCAGGAAATCAAAGTGCTCGAGGCAAGCATTGCAGATAACGAAGCCGAGCTAAAGGAAATGCTTGGCAACGCCACTCTGGCGCACGCTGAGGAATTTCGTATCTCCTGGCCAATCCGCAATTACCAAGCGCAGCCGGAGAAGATCGTACCCGCCAAGCCAGCACATTCAATGCGCCAGTCAACCGTCACCATCAAGGGGCCAAAATGAAAATCGCAGCAGCATTTGTCGCAGCAAAGAAAGCCTTTGCACCAGCGCTCAAGACCAGCACAAACCCGCATTTCCGCAACCGATACGTTGATCTGGCCGGTTGCCTGGAAGCAGTCAATGACGCTCTGCTCGAGAACGGCATCGCTGTTTATCAGGAGACGTTTGAGGTTCCTGATGGCGTCTGCGTGGAGACGTGTTTCTTGCACGAATCAGGTGAAACGCTACGGATGGGCAAGCTGCACGTGCCAGCAGCAAAGCACGATCCTCAAGGTTATGGCTCTGCCCTTACTTACGCACGGCGATACTCTTTAATGGCTGCGTGCGGTATTGCCGCCGAGGATGACGATGGCAATGCTGCCAGCAAGAAGCCTTCTCAAAAGCCCGAGGTAAAGCCAGCAAACCCTCTGGATGCCGTAGCACCTAAAGCGCTGCCAAAGCCTTCTGAGCCGCCGCCAGACGTGATTGAGTTTGAGGATGGAGCTGGTGGCACCTGGGCGTTGCGTGTCCCTAACGAAGCCAAGCCACGCTCAATGAGCGATGACGAGGCTGCATGGGTTGTTGAGTTTAATGCGCTGGCCGATGCAGTCATGAAAGCCGGCAAAGTACCGCCGGCAGATCGGATCGCCAAGCTCAAGCTCCTGCGTACCGCCAACGATGCTGAAATTGCTCGGCTGTCGATGGTAGAGCGTGTTAGGTTTCTTCAGACATTCTCAGCACGGATCGGCGCACTTGATGCTCTGATGAAAGCAGCCGCATGAGGATGGCTCAGATCCGATTATTGGACGCAATCGGTGGGCTTGAGAAAGACCTGGGCCGGTTGCCGTCCATGAATGAAATAGCACGGGTTCTGGGGTGCAGCCCCCAGAACGTCCACAAGATGATCAAACGAATGAGAAGCAAGAATGAAACGGCGTCTTCCCTGCCACGGGAATTGCAATCAGGGCCAAAACTGTCCAAGGAGAAACAGCAATGACTGATTATGAGTTGAGGGACTGCCCCCGGTGCGGTCATTGCTGTCCACAGTGGGTCGGGCTGACGGATGAGGATTACGAAACCCTCAGCCAGTATGCTTTTGTTGAGGTTATTGAAAAGGTTGAGGCATTGTTAAAGGAGAAGAACGGTGGATAGAGATGACATCATCCGCATGGCGGTGGAGACTGGTGACTGGAACGGTCAAACAGCGGAGTTCAATGACGTTGGCCTCGAACGCTTTGCCGAACTTGTCGCCGCATATGAACGAAAGTGGTGCGCCAAGGTATGTGCTGAGTTACGCAAAATGGCGATTGCAGAGGAGCGGGAGGAATGTGCAAAGGTCGCTGATGCTTGGCAAAGCGCAATACATGACCCTCGCTATGAATGCGATTGCGCCGACGCTATCAGAAATAGGGGAAGAAATGAAAGTCTGGATTGATCCACCAGAAGGATGGCGCTACGGGTTTCCCAAGGTCTGGGATACCGAGCTGCACGACAATCTGCACCATTGGTTAAACGACCGCGGTTACCCGCCGGAGCTGCGTGACCAGTACGGTGAATATTTTTTTGTCCGGCAATGGTCCGTCAGAGACGACCCTTTGGGAATTTAGAGCGCAGACACGTCGATGAGCTGGCCCCGAAAATCCAGTATTCCTTCGGCGTGTTTGATCGCTAATTCGGGAAACAACAACCGGGAATCTCGGAATGTAAGCACGGCAAACCCACTGCGCCAGTTGACCGGATTGTCCTCGAGGTAATCGTTGAACTGCTTCCCGTCAATGTCGGCAAGCGTTCCGGTGTCTATGCCGAAGCGCGTCCCGCGATAATCTGTGTATGGGGTGCATTTCAACGAATGCAGGTGGCCTGTGACAATCGACGTGCCGCTCCCCATCGTGTTCGTATGCGTAGCGTGGACGCCATTCTTATATCTATGCTTGACCACCACGTCATCAGTCAACCAACAACTCCAGCACGGATGCCACGCCTGGAAGTGGTCTTTTAAAGTAAAGCCCGCCACGCCCTCATATCCTGGTGCGTTAGCCGCCAAAAAATTCTCGAACCGAGCGTCGTGGTTTCCCAGTGGCCATATGAGCTGGACGTTGTGCCGCGCTGCTTTGGCAACTGCCTCAATCTCTGCCAGAGCCTCTTGGCAAGCGTTTAGCTCCTCCTTAACACTTGGTTGCTGCGTCCAACCAATGCGCGGATACCGGCTGATTGAAGCCCCGTCAAAGGCATCGCCGTTGTTGATCACCGCATATGGTTTGAGCTGGCTGATCGCCCACAGCAATCCCTTGAACGCCGTGGTCCTCAGTCCTGGCCAAAAGTGTGCATCCGAGAATACGATCACCACCCCATCGGTAATACCGGCGTGGTGCCGAGCTTTTGTCAGATGATAGGTTTGCAGATGATCAAATGCCCTTGCAGTATCTGCTTTGGCCTCGAGCTTGATCTTGAGCTTAGATTCTAAACGCCGGCGATTGTTGTGCGCCCATCGCTCAGTGAATCCAAAAAAATCGGCAACCTTTGAAGCGCTGTGGAATTTCTGCCATGCAGCCAGAAAATCCTCATCGGAAAGTTTCTGTTTTCCAGGCATTTTTTAGCACCATTCGTTTCGTTGGTGCTAAATACCACGCTCAGATTACGGTGTCTAGTGCCAACTGATTGTTTTATATATTTTTTTTCGCGTAGTCTTCGACCGCGTTAACCCGACGTGTCCAGCCCTTGCCAAACACCGGAAAAGCCTTCAGTTTCTCAAGAAAACGCAGCCTCAGATCGCTGTAATCGTCAATCAGATCCGTTACCTTTTCGCGTTTGACCGCTGCCAATGTGATCGGCCCGATGACGCCATCATCATCCACTCCAACCACGCGCTGCAAGAATAAAATTGCCTGTTTAGGTCCTGAATTGACCGCGCAATCGAAGACGCAGTAGTCAAGACCAGCCGGCAAATCATCGCCCCAGACCTTGTTCCAGTAGCGTCCACGATAGAGCGGAGTGACGTCAGAAACGTCTAGGTCGCGCATACATTGCTCGTCGGCACTCTCGCCTGTCCAGTCCTCCCAGACGCGCTTGGTAACGCCGTGGTTGGTCATTCCACCAGGGTCTGATGGATGGTTGCAGTACCCGCCCTCAAAGCCGAGCGTCAGACGCAGTGCGTCATCAAAGTTGTCTTTCATTTAGATGCCACTCCTTGAACTTTCTCAAAGGTCCGAAGACCGCCAAGTCCAAGCATACCGAACATCAGCTCCCAAAGGGTAGCGTCCAGCGTCGGCATATCGCCAACCTCAATGCCATTCAGTCGTGCAAGATAAGAGCCAATCGGTCGCAAAACATACTGATAAGCCAGAGCCGTAGCGCAGACCCATCCAATCGCCGGACGCCAACCAGCGACAAACAAGCTCCCTGATGTTGCTTCAGCCTTGTTGATCTCGAGCTGGCCGACGATTTTGGCAAGTTCTCCAGACTGCTGGAGCTTCAGCAGCTCAAGCTGGGCGCTGGCCTGTTGTGCTGGATCTGGCCAGACCCGCTTGATGATCTCACCACCAAGCCCGAGGATTGCCTCTAAGCCGATCATTTTGACCAATGGCTGATGACCCAGCCGGCAGCGGTGCTGATGCCGCTGATGACTGCCATGCCGAACCAAAACCCGCCCTTGCTCTGATTAG